CTCAGAAATTCCTCACGCCTCTGTGGCGGGAGAGGCCCCGCCGTATAACTTAAATGTGCCAGCCAATGGCATAGTTGTTGGTGGCGCGTCTGCGTTTGAGGTAACAGGGTTATTGATCACTGGCGATATAGCGCTCACCACAGACGACTCATCCATCACAACAAACGGGTCTAGCTGGGGCGTCTACGCCGGACACGCTACGGGCCTATCTGCAAACGCCGCTGCGTCTATCACGAGCGCGGGCCTGTACAAGGGGATAGCCGCCGCGTCGTGGGCGGCGGCGTAACCGCCCACAGAGCATAATGGAATAATACTCTAAGGAAATACACATATGGCTATTCAACTATCGACAGTTCTTAGAACCGCTATGGCTGCAACCTATGAGGTTACTATAGGGACGTCGCCTTATCTGAAAATTTATTCTGGTTCACCCCCCGCCAACTGCGCGGCGGCGGCGTCGGGCACGCTGCTCGCAGATATCGCGCTCCCCTCTGATTGGCTCGCCACGGCGTCGGCGGGGGCCGTAGCGATGGCCGGGACGTGGGCGGGGGCTGGCGCGGCGCCAGGGACGGCGGGCCATTATCGCATAACGGACACGGCCGGAACCACATGCCACGAGCAAGGAACCGTTACAGCCACAGGCGGCGGAGGAGACATGACTATTGATAATGTCTCGATAGCCTCCGGGCAGGCTATCACTGTAACAGCCTACGGGCGCACAATGCCCAACGCATAAACCGCATACAGCGGGGGGTTAAAGATGGCTGGCACAAGAACTCTCGCGACCATGCGGGCGCGCATAGCGTCAGAGATTCGAAGAAGCACTATCAACGCACAAATAGACCTAGCTATTATGGACGCAATAGACGTCCATAATAGTGACAGGTTTTGGTTTAACGAGTCGCGGGATGTTGTCTTTTGGACAACAGCTATGAAAGAATTCTATACGGCGACAGACGTTCCCTCGCTCGGGACGTTGATGAAAATTGACTTTGTCTTTTTATACGTCGGCAACACGCCCTTTGAGCTCCGTCAAAGCCCCCAAATCAGGCTGGAGAGCGCTTCCCAAAACGGCACCATGTCAGGACAGCCTGGGGAATTTGGGTGGTATGACGAAACCCTTAGGCTTTACCCGATTCCCACTGACATCTGGAAAGTCCGCGCGGGGGTTGTTGAGAACCGCCCAGCCCCCGCGTCGGACACAGAGATTGATAATGTTTGGATGAATGAGGCTGAACGCCTCATCCGCTCGCGCGCGAAACTGGAGCTCGCGCTGCACGTAATTTATGACAGCGCGCTTGAACAGCGCATGCAATCGGCGATCGCTGACGCCTTCGCCAATCTCAAAACGCTGACGACGCGTAAAACCAAGACGCGTAAGTCACGCGTCGACGCTATGGGGTTCTAGCACATGGCGAAAATGATACCCTTTGCCCAGTACATGCCAGACCTCAGCAATCTGAACTCTGGCGCGTCCGGATACATCAAAAACGTGCTCCCTACGGCGGACGGATACGCCCCATTCAAGAGCTGGACAGGATACGCCGCCGCGTTGACGGGCCCCTGTCGCGGATGTTTTTTCGCGCACAAATCAGACAATTCCGTTGTGATTTTCGCGGCTACGTCAACGCGCGTTTATACGTTGAACAACACGAACTTAACGTGGGTTGACGTATCCAAGGGCGGGGCCGCCTATTCCGCTGTGTCCGGCTCTGCGCAATGGCAATTCGCGCAGTTCAATAATTTCGTCATTGCGGTTCAAGCAAACGCCGTTCCCCAAGTGTTCGACCTGTCGTCGTCAACCGCATTCGCAGACCTTGCCGGGAGCCCTCCCCAGGCCGCCTATATCGCGATTGTTAACCGTTTTGTTGTGCTGTCGGGCCTGCTTTCCTATCCCTACCGCATTCAGTGGAGCGCGCTTAATGATGTGACGGGGTGGACGCCTGCGCTTGATTATTCCGACTATCAGGACTTTCCAGACGGCGGCGTCGTGCGCGGCGTCGTTGGCGGAGAAATGGGAATCGTGTGCCAGGATTCCGCTATGCGGCGCATGATCTTTTCGCCAGGATCAGACATTGTTTTCCAAATTGACCGTTTGGCCAAAGATCGCGGGGCGCTAGCCCCCTATTCCTTGGTCACCGCTGGCGAGCGCATGTTCCTGTTATCCGCCCAGGGATTTGTGCAAACGGACGCCACGGGGCAGCTTACGCCGATTGGGACGCAACGAGTCGATAAGACGTTTTTCGCCGACTATGACGACAGCCACCCAGAATTGATGATTGGCGTGTCGGACCCGACAGCCAATCAAGTCATCTGGGCGTACAGATCGAAGGCGGGCGGAACGGCGGGGACGTTTGACAAGCTCCTCTGTTATAACTGGTTGCTGGATAAGTGGACGCCGATTGATATGGTGGGGCAATTTATCTCATCCCTGGCAAAGCCGGGGATGACGTTAGAAGGGCTCGACGCCGTGTCCGCCAGCATTGACGCCCTGCCATTTACACTTGACTCCGTGAGCTCTTTTTCTCTTCCTGCGCTTTCTGTCATGAACGACACGAACATTGCAGGCTTTTTCGCGGGCCCCACGCTTGAAGCGACGCTTGACGTCGGCGAACAGTCCGCGCATGACAGCCGCCTTATAATCAACGGCGTCTATCCGGTCACAGACGCGGAGGAAGTTTACGCCGATATCGAATCCCGCGAGTCCATGAATATCAACGCCGTGAAGACGCTGGCGGGAGAAAGCACACGCGAGATTGACGGGAAATGTCCGTTTCTTGTCGACGCGCGTTTTGCACGCGCGCGCGTCCGAATCCCGGCCGGATCGGTATGGACCTCCGCTCAGGGCGTTGTCCCTGACGTGCAGCAGGGGGGCCTGTGACATGAGCGGGAATTACCCGTCGCTGACAGAAACGCAGCTGCCCCGGCTTATTCAGTCCATCCGCGACCTGTTCGCTGGGCGGAACAACGCCACGGGGTACTTCACTTTGGCCGTCGCCCCGGCGACGTCGACCGTCGTCAAGGCAAAGAACTGCGGCCCCCTGGCCCAGCCCTATCTGACCCCCCGCACGGCCAACGCAGCGGCGGAGCTCGGCGGGGGAACGATTTGGGTTTCCAGCGTGGGAAATGGGACTTTCACCGTCCAACACTCCGCCAGCGCGGCGACGGACAGAGTATTTGGCTATGGCGCATTCGGGTGATTTTTATCTTCTGGGCGTTGTCCCTATCGAAAACTTCGCGGCGACATGGGACGCCTTCAACGACCTTTTGATTCCGGCTTTCTGCGCCGCCAAAAATACAGACCCCTGCGACCTGCGGCTCAAGGCGGCGGCGGGAACGGCGCATCTCTGGGCAGTGTTCAACATTAACCCTGTCGCGCCGGTTGGCGTATTCTTCACGGAGCTCGTGGAGAAGGGTGGTCGCCGTATCATGTGCGGCCACACAATGAGCGGGCGGGGCCTCCGCCGTTGGGCGCATCTCGCCCAGGGGGCAGTGGAGCACGAGGCGCGAAAGAGAAATTGTGACGTTGTGCAGGTTATGGGACGCCGCGCACTGTTGCGCGTGTGGCGGGGCTATACGATAGTGGGCGAAGCGCGCCCTGGGGAAATGTTGTTCGAGAAGGCTTTGTAATTATGAGCGGCTCCGTTGGCGGAAGCGAAGGCTCCAGTGACACGACTGGCACATCCAACACGCAAACCAACCCGTGGGCGGCGGCTATCCCTGGGCTTCAGGATATTCTTGGAAAGCTCACCACGGCGCAAGGCGCTACGGGGACAACAGACGCCCAGAAGAGCGCGATTGCGCAGCTGGAGGCCAACGCCGCAGCTGGAGACCCAACGGCCGCCGCCCGAGCGGCGGCGGCGAACACTGCGCTGAACGCCACGTCAAACGCAAATGTCGCTTTGGGCGGCTATGACGATCTGAAAAGGCAGCTCGGCGGCTACGCGGAGGGGCAATACTTAGACCCTTCAAGCAATCCGTATATTCAAAAAATGCTTGATACGACAAGCCGCAACGCCGCCAACAAAGTTAACGCCATGTTCGCAGGGGCGGGGCGCGACCTGTCCGGGGCCAATCAGGCCGCCGTGGGAACAGCCGTCACTAACGCCCAGATGCCGGTTTTGATGCAGGCGTACAACGACGCGCAAAACAAGCAGATTTCAACTGCGCAGGGGCTGGCCAACGCCGCCAACGCCGCGACAACGACAGCCAGCAACGCGAACGCCAGCGCGACCGGGCAGAACCTGCAGGGCTCAAGTCTTGCGGATCAGGCGCTTTCCGCAAACAACTGGGGCGCGCAGCAAACTGTGAACCTTGAGCAGATGCTGAAGAATATCCCGCTTCAGGATCAAGCGGCGATTTTGAAAATCCTGGGGCCCATCGCAGGGATGGGCGGAACGTCGGACACGCAAGGCCAGTCCCATACAGACACGAGCTCCATGAATTGGAGCGCAGGCGCCTCAATGATTTAAGGAACAGGCAGTGGCGACCATGGACACACAGGACCCGATTACCGGCCTGCTCTCGGCCCTATTCGGCCCTCTGGGCGACAGCGGGGACAGCGGAGGCGGGGACAGCACAACTAAAAATTCTGTCACGTCGCGGCTAAACTCAGACCCCACGCTGATTCACAAATACCCGGAGTTTTTTGGGGCGGCCCGTCCAGAAGGGGGAGAAGTTGGCCCTGCGCCAGCGCCGCGCCCATTGCCGGACCCGTCCGCGCCGGGGCCAAACCCAAATATGCCGCTCACGGCGCCAGGGGGCCCCATATTTGACAATCGGCCGCCAGGAACACAGGAGCCGCGCAGAGACGCCCCCATGCAGGGCTTTACGCCAAGGCCGCCTGTCATGCAGCCGGGCGCGCAGGGCGCGTCTGCCCCGTCCGGAGACGCTCAAGAGGGCCCATATCGGGGGTTTTTAAACAGCGCCATTCCGAACCCGGATTTTATGGACAAACTCGCCAGGGGGTTTAGCTCCACGCAGGGCGCGGGCGGGATACTGCCCGCCCTGGGCAACTTCATGACGACGTTCAACAACGCCGAACCCCAGGCGGCGCTTTCGCGCGCCAAGCTCGGAGCGACCATGAAAGCGCTCGTCAGGGCGGGGGCCAGTCCTGAGGAGGCCATGGCGGCGGCGCTCGACCCCAAGGCGATGGAAAAGATTCTGCCCACGCTCATGCCATATGAGGCGCAGAAGGCGAAAGGTGATCTAGAGAAGACGCGCGCGGAGACGGAAAAGACCCGTTTCGAGATGCAGAAGCCGGTTGAGATCGGCATGGACCCGATAACGAATCAAAAGATTTTCGGAATACCGGACCCGAAAAATCCAGGGCGCTATCTGTCGCCCATGACAGGCAAGCCGATTGAGGTGAACGCCAGCCTGACGCCTACGGGCGAACTCCCGACAGGTGAAGAGTATCTTGCAACGCAGCCACAGCAGATTAGCGCGCGCATGCGAAAAGTAATTACAGGAGAAGCGCAGCTTCCAAAGGGCGTTGGCGCGCGGAGCGGCGTAAACGCCGCCATCGCCAACAATATTTATTTGGCGGACCCTAACTATAACGAGGGGCGTTTTCTAACGCGCCAGAAATTTTTGAGCGGGCTTGAAGCGCAAAATATCAAAGGAATTGAACAGTTCGCTGGGCACATGGGGAGTATTGGGCAGTCCATCGAAGGGCTGGGGAATACAAACTGGTATATGCTTAACGCCGCACAAAACGCGATCAACCGGCAAAGCAACAACGTCACGCCGCTGGAGCAATTCAAAACAGACAAGTCTGCCATTATCGAAGAGGCCGCGCGCGTGTTCAAAGGGGCGGCGCCAGGGATGTTTGAGGCAAAAGCCTGGGAAGACAGGCTTGACCCGAACTTGCCCGCGGAGACGCTTAGGAGCAACGTAAAACGCCTGTCTGAGCTCGTGCACAGCCGTGTGGAAGCGCTGCGCGAGCAGTGGGGCGCCTCTTTTCAGAGCAGTAACGTTCCACCAACCACCAACTTTACTGCAGCTGAAAAGAAACTCGAAAAGGCTCGCGCTATAGTATCGAAAAATATGGGGGAATCAGGCGCTAGCGGAGAAGGTGGTAATGCAGCGGGGCCATCGATCCTTGGCGTTCCAGCCGACACGCCGGTTGGCCCTGCCCCGGCCGCAGCGCCCCCGCCAGCCGCCCAGGCAATCCCGAACCCGTTCGCGCTTACCGCGCCAGCGCCCACGGACCAGCCGCCAGGAGCGCCGGAACTCGCTGCGCCTCCGCCACCGCCCCAGGCTGCGCCAGAGCCGCAGGGCCCCACGATCGGCGCGCAGCCACAGGAGCCCCCTGGGCAAGCCCCCGGAGGCCCTGCAATCCTTGGCGCGCCGCCAGCGCCAGCGCCAGCGCCAGCGCCAGCCGCTCCACAGCAACCCGTAAACACAGGGGCGGGAACGGCGGACGCGGCGACAATGCCGGTTGTCACGACGACGGCGGAAATCAACGCGTTGCCCGTTGGCGCGTTCTTCAAGTCCAAAACGCAAGACGTGTTCCAACGCATTCAGGAGCCGCCAGGGTTTACAAAAATCACAAAACCCCCGGAAGCTCCGCGCGCGCCGCAGGACCAAGGCGCGCCGCCGCCTGCTCCCCCTTCAGCGCCGCCAGCTGGTCCGCAGGCAAGCGCTGGGCAAGGAGACGCCAGCTATCTGGGCGGCCTCCCAGCGCCAGCGCCGGGGATGATCAGATTAGCGCGCGGGCCTAACGGAGCGCCTATCCCCGTGCGCTTCATGGGCGGAGACCCTGCAGATCAAACAAGATGGGCTCCTGTTGACCCAGAGCAAAGGGGCGTCGCATGAAGACGGCTAAGGCTAAGAAGGCGCCCAAAAAAATACACACTGACCCATGGGCGCTTTACGGCGCCCTAAAGGCCCCCGGCTCCGTCCCAAAGCTCCCCGGCGCCACGGGGACGGGGGCCACCCCTGTGAAAAAAAACCCGCTGGACGCGTCGCCCTCCCCAACACTGGGGAAAGACGCAGAGGCGGCGCTTCTGGAGGCGGCGCGCGCCAATCCTCCGCGCCAATGGGATCAGGCGGGAGGTCCTTCCGCTCCTGTGCTGCCCATGGGCGAAGGCTCCGCGAATCCGCCATCCCGCGTTGACCGCGCGGACAGGACGTTTTCACCCAAGGAGCTGGCGCAGATCGCCAAAGATGCACACAACGCCGTCGCCCAGGGCGCTCCGCGCGCCAAGGTGGCGCAGCGGCTTAAGGAAAACGGGCTGGACCCGGAGGGCGTGTTAAATGGCTGATGGCGAAACACAAACGGGCCTGTGGGGCGCGATGGGCGGGCTCCCCGGCGACTTCGGCGCGGCCGGGGGCGTTGACCCTACGGCGTTGGCCGACTTCTGGCGCAAATACAATGAGCAGCTGGCGGCGGAACAGCATCAGACGGACGTCGCGAAGAACGTCCCTGCGCCCCTCGCTCCGGCGCCAGCCATAACGCCAGGGCCGGAGGCGTTCAAACAAAATCCCAGCTCCGGCGCAACGGACCTTGAGGGGTACAACCTTAGCCCAGACGCGAAAACGCGCGCGGTTACGGCGGCGATGGAGCCCGTGCTTGGCGGCGTGCAGCTTGGCGCGCGGGCCGCGCAGGGGCTGGCGTCGGGGTTTGGCTATTTCCCCAACGAGACGAGCGCCGCTCTGGGCAAGGCCAGCGAAGCCGTCGGCGAGACGGCGGACCAATTCAGGCGGGCGGGCGAAGAGCAGAGCAAGCGCGCCGGATACGATCCGGCCGCCGTCTCTATCCTGCATCCGTCGACGTGGGACCCCGCGCGCACGGTTGGCGCCCTGGCGTCCCCCGCGAATCTCGTGGCGGGGCGCGCGGGCGGGGCGGTCGGAGACGCGTTATTGCCTGCGCGGGCTGCTATCCCTGCGACCGCGACGGCGGCGGAAGTCGCGGCGTCTCGCGTGTTGCCCAACGCCATGGCCAAGGGCGGGGCCTCTGCCGTTGGAATAGGCGCCGTCCAGCCCATAGCGGACACGGCGATAAGCCCAAGGGCGACGCCTGGGGAACGGGCGCTTCAGGAGGCTGAAAACTCTAAAAACTATTGGACGACGCAGCTCAAGCGCGCCGCCGTAAATGGGACGATAGGATCTCTAATCCCGGCCGTCTCCAGCAAAGGCGGCGATATTGTCGGCGGGATTGTCCCCGATAACGTGCGCACGCTGGTTGATTCCTACGCGCGGCTCACCCCTGGGCAGATCGCCGGGGGCTGGGTGGGGCGTCTGGAAACCATGATGGAGTCCCTGCCTATAACGGGGTGGGCGATCCGTAGCGCTAAGGGGCGCGGTCAAGAGGACCTCCCCTATGCCATGTCGGCGCGGGCGCTGCAGGAAGTTGGCGAAGCACCTTTGCCCAGGGGGACGGCAGGCGGGGCGCTGGCGGCCGGAACGTATGCAGGCATGCAGAGGGCCTATAATCGGGCGCTTGAGCATGCCGAAGCGCCTATGAACAGCTCGTTTTATAACGCTGTTCAACGGAACATGTACGACGCTGGCGTGGGGGATTTGCCGCCAGACATGCAGCGTTCTCTGGCGTCGTTCGTTGATCGCACAATCACCAATCGAGTCCAGAACGCAGGCGGCGCGCCGCTCGACGGGGAGGCGATCAAAGCGATTGAGTCAGACCTAAGCACGCGGATAGGGCGATTTGGAAAGTCCGGGGAGCCGTATAATCAAGATATGGCGGAGGTCCTGGAATCCATCCGCAGCACGTTCATGCGGCATGTCCAGGACTCAAGCCCCCCTGGCGTCCGGGAGCAGATCGCCCGCGCGAACGGCGGGTACACGACGTTTAAGCAGATGCAGAAGGCGCTGGACACGCACACGCTTGCGGCGGCGGAAGGGCGCATGACGCCTTCTCGGTTGGCGTATGGCGTCCATGCCGGTGACCGCTCCGTGGGGAATCGCGTTTGGACCGAACACGGCGTCAAAAACCAAGATTTATCCGACGCCGCCCAACAAGTGATGACGGACCGCGTCAACAACTCCGGAACGGCGGAGCGGTTGGCGGCAATGAGCATTTTACACGGCCTTGTCGGTGGCGGCGCGGGCGCGGCGGCGGCGGGGGGCTCGCTGGCGGCCGACGCCGCAGGAGCGCTGCTGTACACACGCCCAGGACAAGCGGCGCTTCAATATCTCATGACGGCGGGGGGCCGCCCTGGGCAGGTTCGGAACGCCATTGGAAGCGCCATCAAGGATTACGCCCCCTACACGTCGGCGGTCGGCCTGCAGAGCGACGCGGCGAAAGAAGAGATTGACCGGAGGCTGAACGGCCCAAACCCCGCGCTGAAGCAGTTCGGAGACGCCAAAGACGCCGGTCAGGCCGCGCGAAACTACTTCGCCAAGGGCACGGACATTGCGGGGGCGAAGCGCGCCCTGGCGCAGATGACGCCAGCGCAGAGAGCTGAGTTTTCGACAGGCTACGCCGGAGACTTGGCGAAGCATGTCATGGGGGCGAAAGACCCGCGTGTAGCGCTCAACCAGTGGGCGGGCTCGCCCCAGGCGCGCCAACATATGGTTACGGCGATGGGGCCGAACAGGGCAAACCAGCTTGAGGCCGTCATGCGTCTGGAGGGCCTGCAGGGATTGGCCCCGAACATGAGGCAGGATGATTTTGCGAAAAAGCTTGGGGCCCCTGGCGCCGTCCCAAACTATAACGAATTGCTTGTGCACGCGGTAACATCTGGCGGCGCGGCGACGGGTAAGAAATTCGACGCCGTGTCCGTGCGGAAAACGGCGGCGCTCCTGTCATCCCAGGACCCAGAGCTATACGCCAAGGGCGTGAAGCAGTTGGCGAACTCCTCCATGCTGGACGCCCTGCGCGCTTATGACAAACAGCTTGTCAAAAAGGGCCTTTCACAACCGTCGTTCCTGCGCAACGACAGCGAAAAGACAGCGGGGGCCATTCCCCCCGGCGCTGTCACGCCGCCCAAAGGCATGGGGCCGACAGAATGGGCGGCGATGCAGGCGGCTGAAGACAGGACGCAACCGCCAAAACCTGCAGAACTTCCCCCCGCTCCGGGCGCAATGCGTGTGCCTGGGCAAGAGGGGTGGTATAAGCAGGACCAGAGAACCGGAAAATATTACAAATGGCAGTAGGGGGACAGCATGGCCTGGATTGAGGTAGACGATCCGTTCAAGGATACAATTTCCGCGCCAAAAGCTGTTGATCCTACCGCCCCCGTACCGCCCCCGTACCGCCCAGAGCTCTCCGCGCCTCCGGAGGGGCTGCCCACGGCGCTCCCGGCCGCGTTGCTGGGGCGCGACGTCGCCGACGCGGGCGCGCCGCCGCCTGCAGAAAGCGGCCCGCGCTGGCGAGAAGTTGAGGACCCGTACGCGGAGAAACCCGCGCCGCTGAGCTTCGCCGGAATGATCGCGGAGGCAGGGCGCGCAGGGCTTGCCCAGGGGCTTCAATCAGTCACAGACGCGCCGACTGCGTTTAGCGAGCCAACCGGCGACCGCGCCAAAGTCAATCCCCAGGCCCAAGAGCTGTTGGAGACGCCAATCAGCAAAGGCTGGCACAACCCCGCGTGGATCGCGGCGCAGATGACGCACGGCCTTGCGGCGTCAGCCCCCTCCCTGGCGACGGGGTTCGCTGGCGGGGCGATCGGCTCCGCATACGGCCCAGGCGGGCAGCTGGCGGGTTCCGCGCTTGGGTTCGGCCTGGGCAGCGCCCTGCAGACCGTCGCGCCAGCCTATCAGAAGGCGCGGGCGGAGGGGCTGGACCATGACGCGGCCGTTTCGCGCGCCATGCAAGAGACTGGAATCGCTGGCGCGTTTGGCGCGGCGATGGGCGCGGCGCCAGGACTCGCGCTGTTCGGGAAGTCCGGAGAGGCGCTTAAGCGCCCCCTGGGCGAAGCGCTGGCGCAGGTGTTTGGCGTTCAGCCGGCGCTGTCTGTCGCCCAGCAGGCCGCGATTAAGATCAATGAGGGAAAGGGCCTCCCCACGGCGGAGGAGGCCGCGCAGACGGCGCTTATCGGCGCGGCTACTGGCGCCGTGCTTGTGGGGGGCCACCGCCTTGGCGCGGCGGCGATTGACCAACTGCGCGCCTCTGGAATAGAGCCGACGCCAATCAACTTTGAAGGCCGTCCGCATGAACCGGGCCGCGCTCCGGCCGGAGAGCCCGCGCCGGAAGGACTGCCGCCGCCAGAAGGTCAGGCCGCGCCAACGGCGGAAACCCCCGCCCAGGCGCGCCTTAAGCCGCCGACGCGTGCAGAGGATTTGCCGATTATGCCGGACGAACAGGCCCTTCCGCCTGTTCCGCAGGATCAAGGGCCAGCCGACAGGCTTCCGGGCGCTCCGGGAGAGGCGAGACGGCCGACTCTGAATGGGTCCCCAACGCCAGAGTCGGCCGCGCCTACCGTTGAAGAGGCGGCGCACATGGCCCAAATGCAGGCGGCGGCCGGTCGTATGTTCCCGCGTGGGGGCATAAACGAAATCAACGCCTACCGCGAAAACGCCGGGACGATCGGCGCGGCGCCCGCGAACGATGTTTTCAGCCTGCCCAGGGAGGGCGCTCCAAATGCCGGAATTCCATCCGAAGCAGTACCATCGAATGGCGCAGCAAAACAAAGCTATGGCGCAGCTGTTCCCGAAGGGCAGCGAACAGCATATGGGGCTCCTCCAGAAGGCGGCCGTGCAGACGCGGGCCGCAGAGGCGTTGCAGGGGCAGAAACCGTTAACATCCCCGGTCATTCCGGCGTTGTCACCGCAGAAAAGCCAGAGGGCGGCCGGACAGATCGCCGGACCTACCGGATTTACCCCGAAGGTTTAAAATTCAACCGCCTGCAGTCCCCGACAAAGCAACATGGCGAGCCCCTTGGTTACGCCACGCTGTCGCGTCATCCGGATGGCCGTTGGCAGGTCGACGACGTGGACACATCCGCCGCGCCTGGGCAAGGGCTGGCGCAAAAGCTTTATGATTCGATCGAACAGCATCTGGGCGCGCCGATTGAGCCGTCGGGGTTCCTGACGAAGGACGGTTATCAAAAGCTGTGGCAGAACCGCCGCCCAGAGGCCGTGAAAGACCATAGGTGGAGCAAATACCACGGCCATTATTTGAGCCCGCTCCAAATTAAGCAGGCGCTGACACTGGTTGACGCCAATCTTGCGACGCCAGGGCTTAATCTAAAGAGCGCCTGGGCGAAGGAGTTGCCCAAGGAGCGCGCCGCGCTTCAAGCGGCGTGGGACAGTCTGCCACAGGACGCCAAGGACAGGGCGACGCCGGACCAAATGTTTTCGCTGGCGCCGGAGGAGCCGAAGGCGGCGCCCCTCGTAGCGGCGAAGGAAGCGCCTGGGCGGAGCGCTCCGCCTCCCGCGCCTGTCATGCGCGGAAACGCCATGGTTACGCGGCTGACGGACAAAGAGGGGAAGCCGTTCCTCTTACGCCTTTCTGAGGATGGAGAGGACTTACGCGTTGATATCCATGAGGATATACCGGGAAAGATTGAGGACCTCCCAACGCAGGAGCGCGCATATAAGACCCCTCTGGGCGGGGTGGACCTCAATTTTAAAGGCGTCGGCCAGTACAAGACGCATGGCCACCGCATGCCGCTTTATGAGGTTGGCATGGTTGAAATAACGCCGAAGCGGCGAAACGGGCAATCCTGGCGCCGCCGCGGCGTGGCCACAGCCATGTACAACGCCCTTGAAAATATGCTGGGCATGCGGATGAGCCCGTCAGGGACATTGCTTGATGACGGATATGCCTATTGGAAGAATAGGAACCCCGAAGCTGTCGCAGGTCATAGGAAACTTGATCCTGAAGACGATAGATATCTGTCGCCTAAGCAGATAAACGAGGGGCGTTTAAGCAATAAGAGAGAGCTAAAGACGTACGATATTGAAGAACAGGCGCAGCGTAATTTCAAATCTCGCAGTAAATCAGCAAAAAGGATACTTGATAGTTACGCGAAGGCGATGGGTGTTGATAGGAGCATTCTTGAAAATAGCGAGCCCCAAGAATTAAAAGACATACTCAGATCAACGGACTGGCGGGAAGCTCTGGGCTATAGCTTTGACCGCCAAGAGTACGACGCCGGAAAAAAAGAGAGCATGATAAACGCCAAAGCAGCGATGCTTCGACGTCACGCCCTCAACGCCAAAGACAAAAGCCCAACAGCAGACGACTATCAGCAGGCGCGCGACGTTCATAAAATGCTCAAAGACGAGCTTGCCCAGCAGGAACGCGCGTGGCGCAGCATCCCCAAAGAGCACAAGACGCCCAAAAAGCTGGACGCCATGTTTTCGCTTGCTGGCGGAAAGGCCCCCATGGCCCCCATGGGCGCCTTTGAGCGTTTGGCGTCGCTGCGCGGCTTCTATAGCCCAGCGGGACGGGCGATTGAGACATTTCCCCAGGACGTAGCCACCGTGGGGCAGTGGTCCGCGCTTCTAGCGCCGGGAAAGATTCCTGGCGTGACGAAGGACTGGCGCGACTATGTCGATATCGACGGCGCGCTGAAGCAGCTGGCGGACGAAAAGGGCAAGGTCAGCAAAGCGGCGCTGAAAGCCTACGTTGACGCGGCCGACGTGGACCTTGACCTTGTCACGTTGCGGGGGCCTGACGCTCCGCCCGAAGAAAACGACTATCAGGAGCCGAACAACAGCGCCTGGGAGGAGGATAGGAGAGACGAGCTTGACAGCAGTTTTGACATCAGCAAGGCGCGGAGCATGGCGCAGGTAACGGCGGCTGTTTCGCCTGATGAAATGATCAGCGCGCTTACAGACAATAACCACATCTGGGAACTGTTGGAGGAGAACGGGTTTGCTGACGCGTCGGGGAACATGGAAAAAGCCCCGACACTCGAAGACATGCATAAGATGGGGTTCACCGTCGATATTGTGAAGTCTGACGCTTTCCCACGGCTGGACTATATTAACCCTGTTGTTATTGCTCACGAGAAATACGAAAACGCCATCGTATTCTCAACAAATCCAAGCTCTTATTCTGTTGAGGCTGATCAGTACCATTATCAAAATGAGGCGCTCGACGCGGCGCAAAAGCTGCACGACGAAGCAGCCAACGAAGTTATAGACATGGAAAGGCCGGACGACATACCGGAAGGCGCGCAGGGGATAAACGATTTCTCCTCCGTGGGGACGAAATTTCACGAATATATAATCCCCGGAGCTCGATACATGGCTGAAATTCTCGTGAAGCCTAAGCATCTGATTGGGCGGTATACATCAAAACACTTTGAGACGCACGAAATTATTCATCAAAGGCTTGGAGAGGTCGACCTACCGCCGCTCCCTGGGCAAACTAAGCCGCGCAAGGGCCTCCTGATTGAAGAAACGCAGTCTGACGCGCACGCCCTTGGAGAAGACAGGGGATATGAGACGCTTGCCCAGAGGGAGGCGGCGAAACAGGCGTTCCAAAAGGCGGCGGACAGGCGCGCAGAGGCGCGCAAAGCTCCTCTGGAGGCGATTAGAAAACTGGATGACGCATACAACTATAACAACGGCGCTCTTTATGAACGAATGATGGAAAACGTCATGGCTAAAGAGGAGCATATGCGTAAAAGGGTAGCCCCGATGTTTCAGGGGGATTATGGGGGGCTCGTTCGCATTATGGAAGAGCGCGCGGGGACTGGAAAGCCTGTCGAAATTCCGACCCCGCAAGAATTCAATATTGAGCGCTTCGGAAAAAGAAACGTCGATAAGTGGGCTCCTCATGAAGAGCAGTATTCAACTTGGGTCGCGACTGAGTTTTTAAGCTGTATCCCAGAAAGACAGTTTAAAATAATGGCGAAAATACTAAAAAAACGCGTAGAAGCCTATGACGCACTTAATAAAGTAGAGGCCGAATTTCCAGTACCAGAGCTTCCAACAGACAAAATGTTGAATATCCCCTACAAAGGCGGCCTCTGGCTGGACCTTGGGCTTAAGCTGGCGCTCCGCCACGCAGTTGAAAACGGCTATGACACGATCGTCTTGCCCAAGGCGCGCATGATCGGCGACGCCGTAGGCGCGCCACGCATATCAGAGCTCGACTGGAGCGCTGTAGACAATAACATCGTGCTGACGCCCAAGGATAAAAACGGCGAACCCTTCACGGACGACAAGACAGAAAAAGCACAGACGATAGAGCTGAAGGGCGATCCGCAGGGCGGCCATACGGCGGCGCTGGCGTTCATAGCGAAGAAGTTCGGAGCGCCCGCCGCTGAATCAGTCCGCTATGACCTCGCCATGGGGAGAATGAACCCTTTGCAGGCTATTCCGATTGAGTCACATGCGTCGGCGTGGGAAACGGCCGCGCCGGGGGAGCTGCATGGGCGCGTGCAAAAGGAGGCCATGCCAGAGGGCGGCGCGGCCAATCTAGGAATGCAGCTTCAGTATGAGGATCGGACTCCGGCGTTTTTTGCAAAGTATACGGCGAAGTGGGGCGGAAAGGTCACGGAGGAGCCTATTCATGATCTGGGGGATAAGCTGACAAGCGACGACTTCGAGGCGGCCACACGCGACGCCATGCGCGGCGACGCTCCGCAACACATCCTTGATGAGCTGGACGACGCAGCAGGGGAGTCCCGGTGGGGCTATCCAGATAAGGCGTACCGGGGCCTATCAGCTGAAGCAAAAGCGTTCGTTGACAGGCAACTTAAGCCTGCGCCTGTCCTGAAAACCATAGACATCACCCCGCAGATGCGTGAAGCGATCCTAGGAGGACAGCCGCTCTACAATAAGCGTGGCGGAGAGGCGCAATTGGACGGCTATTGGTCGCGCCGCCAACGCACGATCGGGATTGCGCTAAGCGCTGCGGACCCGATGCGCGTTTTTCATGAAGAATCCGCGCATGCGATGGGGCCGAACGGCCTTGATCTCCTGTCGCCGCAGCAAAATGCGCTTCTGCGCCAGACGGCTGTTAAAGAGAACTGGATTGAAAAGTACATTGGGGAGGCCGACTCCGCCCGATATCGCGCTGCCTACCGCCATGCGCCGGACGTTGAGGGGCTTATCCTCCAAGAGGCCATAGATCACGCTTACGCTGACTACGCTGTCAACCGCGACGCGGCGGCCGTCCCAAAAGAAGCGGCGGCGGCGTTTGACCGCGTCCGAGAGTTCTTCAAGCGCACGAAAAAAGCGCTCGTCAACCGTGGCGCCGAAAACGTCGGCGACATTTTCGGAGGGATGTACAGCGGAGACGTCGGCGGCCGGTATCGCGACCCAGAGCTGATTCGGTTCCATGATCTTCTTCCTGTCGCGGGCGGCATGGCCGGAGCGCCCTCTGGGCGAATTGATTTCGCAGACCTTACGCCAGAGCAGGCCCCTGTTATCGGACAGGGTGTTAGGATAACATTCGCTGATCTTATCCCGCGCAGGGCGACGCGGTGATTTCGCCCAGGGGGATACTATGGCGGACTGGATAAATGATGATCCACGGTGGAAGGCGCTGACGCCGGACAGGAAGGCGGCCGCTATGGCGCTTCTGGAGGTTGGCGAGGATAACCCCGTTGACGCGATTCACGTCACTGGAGCCATGGTCAACCGGGCCGCCAAAGAGAAGAAGGACCTGGGCGCGCACGTCGGCTCTCGCATGTATCAGCCGACGTTCGACGCCAGGGCGAAGGCGCGCTTTGACGAAGTCCTGGCGTCGCCGCATATGGAAATTGTTTCTGACTGGGTGAGGCGTCGGCAGTCTGGCGAATACGGCGACCCTGTTAATGGGGCGACTCATTTTCTCATGTCCCCCAAAGATATGCTTGAGCAGGAGCGCAAAAACCCCTCCCTGTACAAGGATTGGGGGCCGCGTGGTTCGAACTGGACGGGGTACGATCCGCAAGCAAACCCTGACATGTACGGCTATGAGGTTTTCGCCGACAAAAGCCATAGGTTCTTGACGCCAAAAGAGCATGGCGGGACGCTCGCCCAGGACCCCGAACGTGTCGGTGTTGACCCGCGCTCCATGCCGAACTATGGCGGAGCTCCAGGAACGGGCCCGACGCCGCAACCTGAACCGGGGGCTGAAACGCTGGCGACGCCAGGGGGCGCTGTTTCTAGGGCCCTGCCGACCCAGGAGCGTGCGAGCGCCAGAGCGCCAACGGCGGGGCTTGTCGGAGCGGCGCAAGCCGCTGCTGGGCAAAACCCAGGCTGGCGGCCGTCTGAGGGGTCCGTGTTCGCGGGTCTGCAAAGTCTGTTCGGCGGCGCGTCAGGGGCCTCTGGCGCTGCGCCGGTAGACCAGCAACAGGCGGCGGCGCAGCAACGCGCGAAGGGGCAGGAATTGGCAAAACACGCCCTGGAAAAAGCGGCGGCGACAGCGGCGGCGCCATCGGCTCCTCCTGTGGCCCATGATTTTCGACCAAATTATACGTCATTGGCGAACGCATTCGGAACTAATGACGGGTATCTAACCCAAAACCTATTCAGCCTAAATGATCTGTTCGGCGCGCAGCGCCAGGGCTAAGCCGAGAGGAAAAGAAATGGCAGCCAACTTTAGCGCGGTCACTACAGGAAACAGGCCGTTCGGTATGGCGGCGCAGCCCGGAGCGCCAGGACAGCAAAGGGAACCCGGAGCGCAACAGGGGCTGGCGACTATTCAGTACGCGCCAGCTGGCCAGCAGAGTGGGGGGCAGGTAAACCAGCAAGGGCAACAACAGGGGAACCAGCAGGGAAACCCCATGTTGGCGCCGGGGCTGCCTCTCCCAACGCCAACAAACCCCTTCCCAACGCCAACAAACCCCCTCACACAACCATTCACGGGGCTCGGGGGGACATTTGGAAACCCCTCCGTAACTAATCCTTTGGGGCTGTCCGCCCCAAATCCTTTGGGCGTCCCCGCTCCAAACCCATTCAACCCGCTGCAGCCATTTGGCGCTGATAGCTCAACGGTGAAAATCACCCCTGTATTTTCATCAGGAAACAATGGCGTTCCAGCGAACCTGACGCCGTATAGCGGCGGAGCGCATCGCCCAGGAGTGGTTGACGCCACGCCGCAAACCATGGCCGCGCCTGCAGGTTCAACGGCCGCGCCTGCAGGTTCAACGGTTGCGTCCGCTGGAGGACCAGCGCATGCAACCGAGGGGCCTGTGGCGACGCGGCCGAACTGGAACCAGTACGCCCAGCAGTATGGGTTGCGGGGCGGGTATATGGACCAAGGACGCGGAGGCCCCTATGGGAATTTTTGAAATATTGTCGGCCCTTGGGAAAACGCCACAGAATGAGGGGCAAAACCCAAACGCCCCCGTGGGCGCGCAAGGTTCAGTTTTAAACACCCTGACAGGCGGAGCGCCGCGCCAGGGGTCTGTGTTCGCGGGGCTTCAGGGGCTGTTTGGCCCAGGTGGGCAACCACCCCAGGCGGGAGCATCGCCAACGCCGCCAGCAGCCGCGCCAACGCCGCCAGCAGCCGCACCAACGCCGCCAGCGGGAGCAGCGCCAGCGGCGGCCACAGGCGCAGCAAAACCGCCTACGCCTGTGGCGCCGGTTCAACCGAACTTTGCCGCGCTGGCGGAGAAATATGGGCTTCCGAGTGATGGGTATTTGGCGCAACGGCTATTCGGCTAAGCTGCGCCTACGGGGGAAGATGCATGTCTTTTTATAGATGGTCCAAATCAGCTGGGGCCAACGCTGGAGCGGACCCGTCCATCAATTGGGCGGAGGGGCAAACGCCGGGGTCCGTGAACGACAGCGGGCGCGCCATGATGGCCGCCGCCGCAAAATTTCGTGACGACATTGGATGCGCGGGGACAACGACAGGCACGGGCGCCGCTTATCTTTTGACGACTAATCAAGTTTTGTCCGCATGGCAAAACGGGTTTTCTTTTACGTTCATACCCCACGCCGACAATTCAGCGGCGCCGACGATCAGTCTGGACGGGCTTACCGCCAAACCGCTTCGCCTGACGTCAGGCGTCAATATGAGCGCAGCGCAGCTCTTAACGGGGACGTTGCGAACGGCCAGCTATGTCTTGGCGACAGATGAGGTTTTACTGCAAGCCCCGATGGACGCCGCCGCGTATGCGATGGCGGCGGCTATTCCAACAGGGGCGATTTACGACTTTATAGGGTCCGTCGTCCCCACGGGGTACGTTTTTCTGTCCGGAAGAACGATAGGGGACGCGTCCTCCGGAGCAACGGAGCGCGCCAACGCCGACACGTCGGCGCTATTCCAGCTCTTATGGAACAGCTTGCCCAACACGCTGGCGGCCGTGTCTGGCGGCCGTGGAGCGAACGCCGCAGCAGACTACGCGGCGCACAAAACGATCACGCTGCCTGACGCGCGCGGGCGCGCCGTGGTGGGGCGCGATGACATGGGCGGAACGGCGGCTTCCCGTGTGACGGTTGGGGGATCGGGCGTTGACGGAACAGTTTTAGGAAACTACGGCGGAGCGGAAACGCATACCCTGACGGTGGCGCAACTGGCGCAGCATGGCCACGGCGTCAACGATCCTGGGCACACTCACACATATGATACTCCGACCACGCACGGATACAATACAGTAGGGGGGTCCACGTCGATGTACTCCTATACCCCAGCTCCAGGAACATCTGGTTTAGCATATACTGGGATATCGATACAGAACACGGGGTCAAACGCGGCGCACAACAACGTACAGCCTGCGCTTATAGCTAATAAAATCATAAAGCTATGACCGAATCGGGTAGACAACAAGCCACCCATAGCTATCACTTTTAACAAGGGCGGGCTTATTCAGCTCGCCCAGAAGCTTTTCAAACTGGCGCGTCTGCGCCTTGTTCGCCTTGGAGATGGGGAGCCGCATATCCCCGCAGAAAACCCGCCAGTAGCGCAGGGGAAAAACCCCTGGCGCGCTGGGGTCCGGCCTGTTGTAGAGAATCGTAAGTTCGACCCACCCATCAGAATCGTCAAAAGAAAAGACTCGGGTAAGGCGCGTGGGCGTAAGTTCAAAAATGCTCATTGGCCCCACCATTTTTGGCGCTGGCAAAGGCGCTCTCCGCAATCATTGCCCAGGGTGGCCATAACGGGGCATTCCCCACAACAAGCGTCGTCCCTTCCGGGGACAGGGCGCCTGTCGTGGTAACAGGTGAACCCCGACGCTTTGAGAAGCGCTTTGACGCCGCTCCGTGCAGCGGTTTTCGTCATAAGCTGGTCAGCCTTGACCTCGTGGACGACAACCCCCTGCTTAAGCTCATGATATTCTTCGGCGGTTAAAAGGACGTGGTCATTCAGGCGTTTCATCGGGGCCCCCCAGCGGCTCAAAGTCAATTGGGATTTGGGCGGCCGGGTCTGAATCCTGAAGCGCCGACACATAGGCGGCGTAGGCGACGCAACGAGCACTGCACGCCTCGCCATATTCCCGGATAAGCTGCGCCGCGCTGGGTTTGTACGCTTGCGCCTGCTTATCCCAGTGGGAGAACATCCTCATTTGAATTCGCGCCTGCTCGCTGCGTGCGCGCATCCAGGCGGCGTTGAGTTTTGCAATGTTTGTAGCTGTCATGTTTTGAGCTCCGTTTGGTTTTGCGTGGTTTTGTGGATTGCCCAGGGTGAGCAATCCACGGGTGGCGGGGGTCAGGCAAATAGGTCAGAAAATACCGCTTCGGCCGCAGCCTGTGCTGACTCAAATCCTCCGCCAAAACTTCCGTACTTGCGCGTGTCGTGGCCTCTTATGAAAGACCAGCATTTATAAAGCGGGTTTACATGGCCCTCTGTTATCCCGCTCACAGAAAAACCATGCTCCGGATAATCGTCATAACCTATGACATACACGGTTATGTGTTTCGAACCGCGCTGACGATCAAAGCTTGTTTTTGTCGTCTTTGTGATATCCCGCTTCATATGGCTGTCTCCCGTTGGCGTTTGCTGTGTCTGTGAGTCACAACATAGGGGCGATTTCGGCCATTGTAAACTAACCAAAAGTCTAATGCGCGGGTAAGGGGCGGCGGCCGTGACCCAAACCACGCCGGTTTGGAGCGTTTGGCGTGATCCAAACCACGCCGGTTTGGAGCGGATGGGGGGTTTTCGTGGTTTTGCTCCAAACGCTCCACGAGTTGACGTTAACGTCACTATCTAAAGTCTAATGCATGTTTGACCCGCCCAGAGGGGGCTTAGGGGCGCTCCGCAGAGGGGTTTTGGCGCGTTTTGGGGTTTGGTTTGGAGCGATTTGGTTTGGTTTTGGGGATTGGTTTGGTTTGATCCACGAGTTATGGAAAACAATCCACACTTTTGGGGGGTGATTTGGCTCTAAATCCAAACTAACTTATTGATATATATACCCATCCACATGATCCACGTTATGAATTTATGTAGAGGGGGAAACGTATTAGACTAAGGTCTATAGGGGGGTGTATACTATAGTCTATATGTGTTTCTATAGAGAGAACGATTGCAAAAACCGTGGATCGTTTGGAGCGCGGGGAGGCCATTTTCGTTGCATTTCGGCCACAGCGCCACGGCCGCCCTGGGCAAGGTACAGGCGCATCAACAGCTTAGCCAAAAACCAAACCGCTTTGGTTTGCTCCAAACCGCTTTGGTTTGCTCCAAACCGCTTTGGTTTGCTCCAAACCGCTTTGGTTTGCTCCAAACCGCTTTGGTTTGCTCCAAACCGCCGCCATCCCTGGGCGGAGGATCAACTTCCTCTCAGGAGCCCGTCCGCCAACAGTAGAAAAGCGCCCCTCCCTCCGCTATGGTGCAAGGGCTGAATATTCAATACGAATCCAGGATCGGAGTTTATGCTATGGCCAAGGGCGGCAAATCAGGCGGAAAGTCGGGCGGCAAATCAGGCGGAAAGTCGGGCGGCAAAGGCGCTGGCTCATCAGGCGGGTTTGGGGGGCCAAAGACGGGGCCTAAGTCTGGCGGCGGGGATAAGTGCTGAAAACACCAAACACCGCCCATGGCCGTTCTGTGGGCGATGTACTTGCCATTTGACGGCGTTGCGCTGAGTCTTTCCTATCCAGTCCGGGGGACAGCGCGCAGAGCGCCCGTCTGGGCGGCCGGTATAGATTAGAAAAAGCGAAGCCACACTTAAGCGGGGAACGCCAAATGGCGGCAGCTGTTAGAATTTTTGCATACGGTGGATTGGTCACCATTATGTCGGTGTCGGCGTCAGGCCGCCCCGTCACAGATTCTGTGCACGTCTTAAAGCAGCCATATCTTGCTGGGGAGCAGCTGGCGGCCAGCACGGGCGCCGCCGTTTCATCTTCGGCCGCTACGGGCCACGCGGGGGCCGCGCTGCTCCAAATCCAGGTCCAGGCCGGGAAGACGGCGCATATTGAAGTCAATCCTCCTGGGCGGAGCGTCGTCGCAACGGCGGCGTCGCCCCAATTCACAGGCGCGACGATAATTGAATTTGGTCATAGGTGGACTCTGTCCGTCCTAGAAGCATCGTAAGAGGCCCCCATGTCCGCAGTTGCAACTGATATCGGGTTTCGCCCAGAGGCGAGTCATCTCCCGTTTGCGCCCTCCACAAACATCCCGCACACGGATATTCAAAGCGCGATCGACGCCCTGTTCACCATGGGCGGCGCCGCGCTGGCGGTAACGTGGGCGAGTATGGCGGCACTGTCTTTTCCGCTATCCGCCAACGCCATTCAAACGTCGGGGTATAGAACGGCGGGCGACGGCGGAGACGCGCTGTATAAGCGCGTTGTGAGCGAACCGACGCACGCTGGAAAGGTCCAGTCTCTTGATGGCGCGTGGTGGGAGATACAGCTCACCAACGGCCGCCTGAACGTTAAGGCGTTTGGCGCTTATGGGAATAATACGGATAATGACGCGGTGGCCATCACCAACGCCATCGCGGCGGCGGCCACGCTCAATTATGGCTCTATCTGGATACCCTATGGGCAATACTACACAGGCACGACAACGATAACGCTTACGGCGAATGTGGCCGTGTACGCCGATGACGGCGCGCTTTTGCGTTATGACGGGACAGGAACGGCGCTGCTTATTGAGAGCAGTCTGACGCTTGGCGGCGCAAATATGTTTTACGGCAGACAGTACAAGCTGCCAGCCGTATTTAAAGGCTCTAACGCCACGCCTGTGTGGTATTCCAGCGTTGACACAACGTCAGTTGGCGTTCGCATCACTGGAGGAATGCAGAACTGTGAGTTTTGGATACCTGGGATAGCCTTCTTTTGCACTGGGCTACTTCTTGATTCATCCACTGTTTCCGCAAATATTGTCTGTAATAATTTCTACCTTGGGAGGCTGATCAACAATAAGATTGGTATTCACCTCCTTCCCCAGGCGTCCTGGGGCGTAAACCAAAATCAGTTCCTTGGCGGTTCCATTCGGGTTGATGGCGCGTATACGACTGTTGATCCGAGTTGGAAAATTCTATCCGAGGGAAACGAATCAAATAACAATACCTATATTGGCGTCAATCTGGAAATGGGCGCAGTAACTAATTTGGCCATTAGCTGCGCCAGCGACAGCAACGACTTCATAAATTGCCGGTTCGAAGGCGGCCACGCAACGGCTGGATTTATCACGTTCTTGTCTGGGGCGGATAACAACCATGTCAGAGGCGGCTGGGGCTCATTCAACACTTTCAACGGCCCGTTTGACGTGTTTGTGAGCGATGCTGGCGCAGGCAATGTTTATGAGTACGCCTCTGTCACAGCAGGCAAATTCTTCAGGATTGATTGGCAAAGCGGGCGGCTTCAGTTCGGCGGCGGAACCGTGACTCCTGACGTCCCTGTTCGCGGTTACTCGGACAACAGGTTGCAGATTGGAGACGCCAACTCAGTAGGAACCCGCCACTTTAGCGGCCTCCATCAGGAAGAACTTGTTCAGGCGACGGGAACGACTCTTGCGGGATACGCAAATTTCTATCAGCTTACGCACTCCTCACCCACTACCATAACCGCCGCCGCTGGGGCTTGCGTGGATCAGACGCTTAGCTTTTTAGTGTCTATCGTGGCGACAACTGGCAACATAACCATTCAACACGACGCCGCCCCTGCTGCCGGGGCAGGTCATTTTGTTAACTCATCTGGTGCAAATCTTGTTTTGACTGCTAACAGGCCAGTTCTGTATTTGCAGGTTAACGGGAACCTATACCAGATATAATAGGAGCCCATGATGACGGCGACAGTACGCATTTTTACGCATGACGGAATCACATCAGCCAAGGTTGCCGCAGGGGGTGGGGGCGGCCGGTTCTCCACGGATTCTGTGTTTTTTCTTAAACAACCCTACCTGGGAAAACAGACGCTGACGGCGTCCACGGGCGCCGCTGTATCGTCCACTCGCGCCAACGCCCCCAAAGGATCAAGCGTGCTCCACGTTGAAGTGGAATCTGGAAAAACGGTCCACTACGAAATTAATCCGTCAAATAGGAGCGTCGCGGCGACGTCGGATTCCCCAACGCTTCGGGACAAAGCAAGCTTTGAGTTTGGCCCAGACTGGAGCATATCCGTCCTTGAGGCCGTCTGAAAACAAAAGGCCGGACCCCTGCACGGAACCGGCCTGAATAAGGGCGCCGCGTTGGCGTCCTATTTTTATTACTTTGCCTCCTCCATCTCCTCATTTGCTATTTTCTCCGCCTCCTCCAGCTCTTCCGCCGCCTCCAGAGATGCAACCCATGCTTGGCGCGCTTCCGACGTAATCGCCTGCGCCTTTTTAGCCGCTATCGTATCCTTGCGCTTCTGGGCTGACGCCTTGCGCCGCGCGGACAGCTCCTCCGCCGCTCTTCGCTCTTCCTCTGCACGGGCCTCTGTTAGGCTTCTCCGTGCAACATACGACGGCAATCCCTGTGTAAACCTGTCGAAGTCCAACAGCGTCATAGGACGGTATTTCAACTGATGCGATCCAAGCCCCCATCGGTGCACAATGTTCGCCGTGATCAGTGGCCCAGGCGCGAATTCAAAAACGCCAACGACGTCTTTAGCCTCTATCCTCAGGGCTACGCGGATTCGCTTAAAATACACATTCCAGCAAATCCCGCCGTCTTCGCGCTCCTCTTCATCCTCTGACGCTTCCATAAAATCATTTTCGCTCACCATCGGCTTGCATCCTCCATGTGGGGCCCAGGGAGCTCCCTGGGCCGTTGTTTCATCAGGCGGCGCTCTTCATGCGCATCGCCTCGTACACCAGCCACCACGCCCCGTCCGCCGCCATACGCCGCGCCTCATCCTTCAGGCGATAGGGATCAGCCACGATCGAATACAACGATTTGTCGACCATGGAACCGTTGGCGGCGTTAGCCGCCTCCTGGGCGAGGCGCAGTTCTTCGAACTTCTTCAGGCGCCAGTTTTCCCAGGCGGCCAATTGGCAGACCCCCCATGGCAAACCCGTTGTTTTGAAAAAGACGTGAGCGGCGGCCATGACTGCGGAACGATCTTCGCGGGTGGCTTTTGCGGAGGGGGTCTTTGTGGTTTTGGTCATTTTGTCTCACCATGTAATGGCTTGATGTTTCTCGTCTCTGAAAATAGCTATAGCGCCTGTTTCGGCCATTGTAAAGCGATTTTATTTTTTGCGCCAAACCTTATCGCCGTCCATCGCCGCGCGGAGCTCGGCCCAGGAAACGGAGGGCTCTGGCGGAGCGTCGCCGTCGACGGCCGCAAGGTCCTGTGTGCGCTCCAGATCGATCAGATTCAGGAGACTGCGGATAGCCCAGCATGGGGCCTCGTAGCGAGTGCTAAGGATCTGCACAAGATTTGCTTTTTGACTCGTGCTCAAACGCTGCATGCGTCGGCTTCCGCCAATCAGGCGGCGAATTTCTATTTCGTCGGCGCGGGGGATTCTCCTCACGGGCCTATTCTCCGCATGATGGACTGGCCAAGGAGCTCTTTTTCTTTCTCCGTAAGCGGCGTCTCCCACAGCTCCGCGTCCAGCACGCCGCCCATTGGGCCAACAATCCTGACTCTTCGCCCTTGGCTTTTCATGTACTTGGCCGTTAGGGCGGCGCGGCTCAACTCTCTTGCCCGCGCCGCCACTATGAACCGTCCGGGCGCCGCGAAAGTCTCAACGCTGAAACTCTCATTCGCCGGGGGGAACTCCCATTTTCCTGTCATGCCGTCTTCTCCGCTTCGTCCGCCACCCTTGTGGGGCGCTCCCCCTTTTTCAGCTGTACGTGGCCAACGGCGAACATCCGACCATTGCGTTGCATATGCCAGCCTATATGCTCCGCCTTCTTGGGCAGGGGGTAGGCGGATATGTGGTAGTTGTCAGTCGTCCGGCGCTGTGGACCGCCTGTCTTTCCGGCCTCCGCCGCCAGGGAGACTATCTCCCTGGCGAACGCGTCAAACTCCGGATCGTCTATGAGGGCCTTCGTCATGGTGATCAGCTCCCCCTGGGCGAACTTAAAGTGCTGCGTCTTCATCCGCCTTCTCCTGTTCTTCTGCAGACGTTTTGCCCAAGGTAAGGCTATCGCAGAATTTGCCAGAGCATTGATGGCATAGGCTGACAGACGGCGTGCGCGTGTTCCCTATGGCTATGGCCTCCTCTTCTGTCTCCGCTTCAACGTCTCCGGCGTAAACTGTCCCGAAAACTTCAATGTAAAGGCTGAATTTTTTCATTCTTCGCCCTCCTCTGCGGGCTCTCTTAGCAGCTCGTGAAATTTGACGTCTTTTTTAGAAATCCGAACCCACACGGAGCCTCCCCATCGCGGCCGGACATGGCCATAAACAGCCTTGCACTCCGGGCATTGCATCACCTTGCCCACGTCCAGATCATGCCAGCCGCACTCTGTTTCGACGCCGCAGGGGCAGCAATAAACACCGGATACTTTCATCGCTTATCCACCTCAACTATATGAATATGCGCCCTTTTTTATCGTGGCCGCCTCTTCAGGCGTCGGGGTTAGAAGCTCTTCGGGGACTTCTCCGCCGTTGGGCCCCAGGACGCGAATCGTCCGTCCCTTGTTCCGGTAGAACGCCGCGCTGAACCTCGCCCCTGCAATGCTTTCATCTGTCGTTATGCGAATCCACACATCAGGTTTGAACAGGTATTCGATACTGAAGCATGGGCGCTCATGGGCATTGCGCATGGAAGGGTCCTTTCTTCAGGCTGACGTGTGAAGATTTTTCAGTAACTGCGCGATATCCTTTTTGCGAGTTGCATTTTGTGCTTCGGCGATATCTTTTTTAAACGGATCGTCCGCCAGCACGTTCCCCCGCCACATTTTCTTTGCGTCCTCGCTAAGGAGAGTCCACGGAAAGGGCCCCGCCACCAAAAGGCGATAGGCGTAGTACGCCGCTTTTTCCAAGAGCTCTACATCATGGCTCGCGTGCGTCTCCCAGTCTTTCGCCTCCTGAACGTCATCTTCCTTCATGCTCAGGAGGACAGCGGCTATCTTCAGCGCCTCCTCCCTCGTAAGCGTGACCACTAGGGGCGCAACGCCTTTCTTGTCTATGAGGCCCAGCAAGACGCTTTCCCCATCGTCGCTTATCACTACGCGTTCACCGCTAAGCAGGGTAATAGTTTTATCAACCATGTGTTTGTCTCCTAGTTTTATATCAAGCTGTCGTAGTATTTACGTCGTGATGCCTCGACGTTACCGGCGATAAGGTCAAATAGTTCTGGGGCTGCGCTCTTCTGCTTCAGTGTGACGTTATTTCGCATAACAACGTAAACTGCATAATACCCAGCATGTACGAAGGTCTGCGCCTCTGGATTGGACCCGAATATTCGAGCCCGCAAAAGGTTTTCCAGATTTCCGCTGATGATGTCTTTAAGCGTCTCCGTCGCCTGTGGCAACGTCACATTAACCCGAGCGGAGAATCCTTCGTTTTCCGACGTCGCCAGCAGATGCACGGCCTTCGATCGGTAGGCAGAGCGAACGCGCTCTGGGAGAGCGTTCCATTCCATTGTGAAACAGGCTTCCGCCAACTTTACCGCCAGAAGGGAAATAGCTGTCTGTGTTGGGTCCGCCACGATTCACCCCTCTCCAAAAAGTTCGTTGCCGTTGTTCGCAATCCACCGGCCATGCGGGGTAACCCGCCCTAGCAAGTGGTGCGTTTCGCCAAGGCCGTTCTTGTGCTTTACGTCGATAAGGCTCAAGAATACGGTATACGGTTTTCCGTCTATGCATTTAAGCATGACGTCAACCGGAAAGTTTAAATAGTCAAGAATTTTATTAATTGCGTCTTGGAATGACGCAGTCGCGCATACCCATGCGGATATATTGTTAAACGTGGGGCCGTCTTGGCAGCTATAGCAATAATCAGCGCCATCTGTCTTTTGCATGCTGACAGTGTACGAAGACAGGCTTTTTGAATTGGCGCTTGTGTTGTATGTGGCGCGAATAAGATAATAGCTCATACGGCCCTACTCCCTTTGCGCATGCGTTTCGGGATTTTCAAATAGGCTTCCGCCTGGGCGAGGCCCTCTGGATCATCCATAGGGCGGCGCAACGCCTCCTGGTAAGCCATGAGCAATTTGCCGTCTGACAGCTCCGCCGCGTGCGCCACAGCTTTTTGCTCCTCTGACAGCGTTAGGCCGCACGCTTCGCGCTCCGCCCCTCCACAGGCCGCCCAGGCGAGCCACACCGCGCGGTTTTCTTTGATCAGCTCCTTGATCGGCTTCATTGCTTCGGGTCCTTTCTGATTGCCCAGTTGGCGACGGCGTCGATGACAAAGGCGACAGGCCACGGGGCCGGACCCCACATTTCGCTTTTTCCGCTCCGCCGCGACACAAGCACTGTTACGGAGGAGACACCTCCGATTCGAACTTCAATCGCGGACGCGTCATTGATGACGCCAGCGTCCGTTATTTCGCGGAGAGCGGATACGACGGCGGGGACTGCGCCGCAGGCGCTGCTTCTGGGCAACAGGACCTTGACTCGCGTTTCGCCGTCCTTGAATGCTTCTCCGGCGTCTATCGCCGCTTTAGCTTCGGAAATGGACGTGGCGCGCTTCTCCGCATTGAGCTCCGCCCAGGGGCGATCGTCGCTCATGGCCGCCAGCTTCTGCGCCAGGGACAACGTCTCTGGCTCCACGCCGTACATCATGGCCAGCATTTCAGCTTTCGCCTTGGCGCGCGTTATCCCGTGACGCGTTGCATATTCCATGTATGGGTCTTTAGGCGCTTCGTCTCTCATGGCGTGTTCTTTCTTGTTGGCGTTGCGGCATGCTGGCTTAGGCTATTCGCGCGTCAGGGGTCTTCGAAGAACCCCTTGATTCGCGTCTCTTTGCGCTGCGCGATCGCCGCTCTGACTGTCTCCAACACGCACATAAGCGTCTCGCGATCTTTCGCCGCGCCCTCTTTCGTCGTGAACATGTTCACGGATTTGTCGTTGACGCGGTAGAAGGACAGGAGGCCCGCGCGGCGAAGTCTGGTTCTCACCATTTTGGCTTCATTTTTTGTGACTCCGGTTATCGCTACGGACGGCGTCACGCCGATCTCAAGGGGGGCTGGCTGTTCGGTTGAGGATTTGAGCGGCGTAGGCCCGCTCCCGTAAAGACTCCAGCACAGACGCGCCTTCGCATCACCCCGAGAAAGGCCCCATGCTTCAGCGGCGGCGGCGTAAATGTCCGCCCCTGGCGTCTTGCCTGCGTCTTCATCCGGGATATCCAGAGCGCGTTCAACAAGTCCGTCTTCTGAGTGGTAATCCTCATTCCACGCGATCAGGAGCGCGGCTACAGCGCGCTTGTGGCTCCATCCCCGCGCCAGCAAGCGCCACAGCGCGGCGTTAAGGGCGCGTTCATCAGATGTGTTTAGCCTGTCTGGAATAAACGTCATTTCTAAATCCCTTTGCAAATTAGTTCTGCGCGTAGAAGAGTTATATCTTTGTCGCCTTTATGAACTCAATTTCAGCTGAGCGAAAAATAATGACGCTGTCTTTGCCATCAGTATCCTCAACAAACGGGCTCCATTGCGCGCCAAGTTGCGCGACAACACTTTTCGCAACATCAGCGGCGTTTTCGCCGAACCGTTCAAAACTTACGATATGTCTTTCGCCTTTTGCGAATATGTCCACTCGATATTTGTCCATGTTGAACAATCCTATTCTCTATGGCGTGGTGGCGTGGTGGGTTGGGGGAGCGCCTTAGCTCCCCCTGGGCGATTATCGCGCTGCGCGGGCGCCGGCCTTTGTGGTGATTGTCTGATGTGTGACGAGCGAGCGCAGCATTGACTTGATTGCGCTAGGGAGGAGCGGCCCAGTCTCGCGCATTTCCCGGCGCAGGGCGCGGGCGGACGACACGGCGATTTTGTGGGCGTCGCGAAACGATTTGAACGGGCGGCTGATGATCTGCACATGAGCGCCGAAACAATCGAACGCCACGGCCTCCGTCACAAAAAAGCATTCTTTGCCGCAAACGTCAGAGGCTATTATATAAAAGTCTCCTACGCGCCATCCTTCGCGGATTGTGCGGGCGGATACGCTAAACATGTGCGTGTTGGGGAGAACTTCGACTGTGAGGGCTTTTGAATGGTTCACCATGTAATGGCTCCCGATTGTTTGTTGCTGCCTGTCCCTCTCTTATAGGGGGGTTTTCGGCCATTGTAAAGCAGGAGATTCGCATGGACGCAAAAAAAGTGAAACCACGCGCCAAGGGCCCCAGTAAAAAGAAAGAAGGCCCTGGGACTGGCGCGCCTGGACGGCCGCGCGCGAGTCGCAAGCGGGGGGAGAAGGCCATGCCGTCGAAAGGCTCCAGCGACGTAAGACAAGGGATTGTGACAAACAGTCCTGATTTTTATTTCGACGATCACAATGAAGGTTTGCCAAGAAATCCTGACAGACTTAAGCCAATTGGGCGGCCTCCAGAGTATAGCCCAAGATTTGATGAGTGGGTTTTAGCGTGGGGCGCACGCGGTAAATCTGCGGCATGGATGGCGGCAGAAATCGGATGCTCTAAAATGTCCCTTGAACGATGGTCCGATGCTTACGAAAGCTTCAGGGAAGCTTACGCGCGAGCAAAACTACTTTCACAGCAGTGGTGGGAAGATAATGGCAGCAGCGGTATAAGAGAAGCCATATTTAAAGGAGACGTTTGGAAGACTTCAATGTCATGTAGATTTCCAGATGACTGGCGAGAGCAGAAGACTGTAACGATGAAAGCTGACGAAGGATTTGCGGCTTTGTGGAGCGCCGTCGCAAAGGGCGCTGTTGTACTTCCTGAAGATGACGACGAATCGAAAGACAATAACGAACCAAAGTGAAAACAAAGGAGCTCACCATGCAACAGAGTGAATCAGAGCGTGAAGAAAAGACGCGCCGCGTCGTCGACGTCTGCGCCAGGGAGGCGTGGATGGAGGCGCTCCGCTATGAGGGCGAAGAAAAGCCCTCCAGCTGGCTGGACGAAAGCGACGCGGCAAAAAACAAATGGCGCGCTGTCGCCCGCGCCGTCCTCACCACGCGCTCGGCCGTCGCCCAGGAAGAACGCGCAATCGCCATGAACCTGCGCGCGGCAGAACGCGCGGCGCTCCCCTTCTGGCGCCGCTGGTTTGGGGGTTGCTGACATGACGCCGTATTTCTCAACCGTCGCCAAAGGCGCGCTGATTTTTGCCGTCTTGGCGATTATCGCCCTTATCAAACTGTCTGGAGTCCCTTCGCCATGACTGACACGCCCATATCCATCGCCGATGCAGTCGCCGCCGCCCGAAAGCCTGACGCCCAAATAGCGCCTGCCCACGATGCGCCGCCCTCATTTTTAGAGGCCCTCGCCCAGGAAGGATTCAGCGCGCTGGGCGCGGCCATGGCCAGCTCGGAGCATGATAGCTGTGCTGATCAAGAATGCTGCGCCTGCCCCCCGCCGCTCTGGGTGGAGCTCCCAGAGATGGAGCGGCGCGCGTTCACTGCGTTCGCCGCCGCTGTCGTGGCTGCGTGCGACGCCGCCAAGCCCCTGCAGACCGTGACCTATGACGCGCACGGCTACGGCCGCGCCAGCCCCCCGGCGTCGACGACGGCGCCATTCAAGCCGCGCAACATGGTCGACGTCCTGGCGGAGCGCGAATACCCGGAGGCCCAAGAGGGCGCAGCGCGGCCATCGCCGGGGGCCGCCGTCCGCCAGCTTTGCCGGTCTATCGACGCCGCGCCGCATCTGAAGCGCCTCTTAGAGGATCTGCTCTCCGCCCAGAACAGGGCCTCTCACGAATTTTCCCGAGAGAGGGACTCCAGGAAGCGGCTGGAGTTGCTGGCGGACGGCTTCGCCAACATAGCGTTACGCTCGTTTGTCGCGGCGCGAACCATGGGCGATAAGCAAGAGGCCCAGCCTGTCGCCATCGACTATCGCGAAGAATCCAGGCGGCTCTTAGAGGGCCTCGACGCGCTGGAAAATACGCTTTCCAGCGCGCCGCCGGACGCTGTCTCTCGCCTTGCTGTCACGCTGGCGAACTGGAGCGCGGTGGAATGAGGGGGACGGTTGGCCCAGGGCAGGAGCAAGTTTTCAGAGTCCCCCGCAACAGTTGGCAATGGGGATGGTTGGCGGGCAAAGACAATCCGCGCCTGTTCGTAGTCAACGTCCTGGGCGTCCTGGATCTGGGCGTTCCCAACCCCAACGATGAGCCCCAGCTTTCCGCATGGCAGGCCGGGGCGCTCGATGATCTGGCGAAATATGACCGGATCAGCATCAAATCCGGCCACGGAACTGGAAAAACGACGTTTCTATCGTGGGTTATCCTGTGGTTTCTCCTGACGCGCCAGGACGTAAAGATTCCTGTGGCGGCCAATTCACAGGATCAGCTGCGCGATATCGTTTGGCCGGAGGTCAAAAAATGGTGGCGGCGATTGCCGCCCGCGCTTCGTGATCAGATCGATATCCAGGCGGAAAAAATCGTGGTCCGCGTCGCGCCTGATAACGCGTTCGCCGTGCGCCGGACGGCGTCAAAGCAGAACTCTGAGGCGCTTCAAGGCTTTCACGCGGACAATCTGCTCTTCATCATTGAAGAGGCCAGCGGAATCGATGACGTGGTTTTTGAAGTCGCCATGGGCGCGCTGTCGACCAAGGGCGCAAAAGTAATTTTGGCGGCCAACCCCACGCGCACGTCAGGCTATTTTTACGACACACATCATAAGCTTCGCGATCGCTGGCGCTGCCTGACTGTCAATTCAGAGGATGTCCCCCGCGCCAGGGGCCACATTCAGGATGTGATTGACGCTTACGGCAAGGGCTCCAACAAATACCGCGTGCGCGTCCTGGGCGAGTTCCCCACGGCCGACGACGACACGGTGATAGCGCTTGATCTGGTTGAGGCCGCAATCAAGCGGGATGTGATTGAACTTACTGATTATATCCCCGTGTGGGGGCTTGACGTGGCGCGCTACGGAGACGATGACAACGCTCTGTGCAAGCGCCGGTTCAATATGATCACAGAGCCCGTGCAGACATGGGGCGGCGTCGACCTTGCCGTGACACTGGGCAAAATCAAGCGCGAATATCTGGATACGCCGGAGCTCGATCGCCCAAAGAAAATCATGGTCGACGCCATCGGCCTGGGCGCGGGCCTTGTCGACATAGGGCGAACGGAGGGGCTCCCGCTCTATGGCGTCAACGTCGCGGAATCCGCCTCTTCGAATGACCGTTACATGAGGTTGCGAGATGAGTTGTGGTTCTCTGGGCGGGAATGGTTCGAAGCGCGTGATTGCGGCATGCCCAGCGATCAGGCGTTGGTCGCGGAGCTGACAACGCCGCGCTATGACTTTCATGCGAATGGGAAAATCGTGGTCGAAAGCAAGCGGGAGCTGAAAAACCGTGGGGTCAAGTCGCCCAATAGGGCCGACAGCTTTCTGCTCACTTTCGCCACGAATTCGGAGCGCCGCGTCATCAAGAAAAAGCATGACGCGCGGCGCGCTTCAAGTTGGGCGGGTTAGGGCTTCTTGGCGCTGGCTGCTTCCGTCAGGCCCTCAATAAACACCGTGAGCAGCGGCGCCAGTTGCCCGAGAGTTTCTTCTATTTCGCTCACGCCTTCGGCCTTGAGAGAAAATTCGTAGACATCCAGGGCGGCCCTTGTCTGCTCTGCTGTATAAGCGCCGTATGACGCGGGGAACAGTTCTTCCCTGATGCTCTTTATCTTCGTAATATGTTCGTTAGTCATTGTTACCTCTATGACATAAGGTTAACGAAGGCGCAGAATGCAGCCTTCTTTGATTGTCACTGTGGGCTCATATTTCCCGACGTAGACCACGTATAAATCTCCGTCTGGCCTCTGTTGTACTTCTTGAATAGTCGCTGGAACCTCGCATGCTCCTGGGCGTATAATCACTTTGTCGCCCACTTTGTGTTTTGCGCCGCTCATGTGATTACGACCCCAGGCGCTCCTCTGTGCTGGCGGATAAGCTTCACTGTGTCGCGGAGCTCATCAACGCCCAGATAGGAGGTCGCCACGCCAATCACGTACAGGCGCGGCAGGCCGAACAGCGCGTCGGTGAACTGATAAACCGCCATGTGGCGCTCTTCTGGAGAACCTGGGAGGAACTGTTGGATTTGCCGTACGCGGCCGAGTCTCCCGGCAAGAATCATGACTGTCGTGCTGATTGCGTGAACGTCCGTAAACGACAGGAGCAGGGATACGAGGCGCAACAAGGGGAGCCCTTGCGTACACGCCTCAATCTCTCTGTTGAGCTCTTCCCGCTCCGTCATGAGCCTGTAAAGCTCATTCACATTCACGCCAAGCGTGTTAGGGTCCGTCATTCGCTTTTCTCCTCTGTGGGGTCTGTTGAGACGGTTCCGTGGACGTGGCGGCTGAAGTGCGTCGGGCCGCGTCCCGGCGCTGGCGCTTTCCCAGTGGCGGAGGGCGTCTCCGCCGCCGTTCCGAGTCTTCCGTCGCTGCATTCGCCGCATACGGCGCTCTTCCCTTCCTGGGCGATAAGCGCTTCAAGGGCAGGCGTCGCCTGGGAGACGGATATGCGGAATGGTGTTTTTCCATCCCAGTATGTCAGGGCTTCAGTTGTCACGTCGGCGTCACTTTGGCCGTACGCAAGTATCCCCCGCAAATCGTAGGCTACAATCATAGTGATAACCACTCGGCGTAATAGGTGTAAATGAGGTATATAGCGGAAAGGAAAAGAACACCGTCAGTGAACCTTAGAACTTTCCTGTTTGCGTTGACGTCGTCCTCTCCGCGTATAGGGGCGTACAGATAGATGACGCGGCAAAATACTGTCATGACTATGAGGAAAATGGCTATATGTCTTGCCATTTTGTTTTTGCTCCTATTTTAAAATGATCGCGGCGGCAATCGCCATCAGCGCCAGGACTTTGGAAACGTCTAGGATTATTCGGCGCGTTTCAATGCTCACGGCCCTGTGTGGCTGCGCCATCCCAGTAGCGAGGAAAAACACGGACGCCGCCATAAAGACGCCGGGGAGCAGGATGGGATATAGGCTCATTATTCAACGCCCTTTCTTGATAAGCGCGGGGATATCGATATTCGCCCAGGCTTCGCCGCGCTTAAGCGCCTCCTGGCGGCTGACTGGCGCTCCCTGGGCGTCGCAGAACACCACGTCGGCGATGCGCGCCGTGGTCTGGTGTTTCGCGTCCAGCGTCAGGCCGTGAACGCAGGGGATATCTTCGGCCATCATGAAGCGGCGCATAACGGAAAACACCAGTGTGGGGAATCCAATGAGCGTGAAATGCTCTGCTGAGTTTGACGGAGCGTCTCCAGCGTTGTCTTTCTGCGCTTCCATGCTATTATCCCGTCCTCTCTATGGTGTTTCGCGTTTGTCATGTTTGGCCCCCGTTTCGTGGCTGTTACGGGGGCCTTTTCGCGTCTGGGCTAAAGCTGCTTTCTGCGCTCCGCCTCCGCCTCCGAAAACGCTTCGTCTACGGATATGCGCGTTTTCAGCCGATATAAGGTTTCGATGTTCTCCCACAGATCATCAGCTGTGTTAAGCTCAAGAGCTGCACAATAGGCGGTAAACACTTCACGCCGCGTCATGGCGTGCATGCGCTCCGCCGTGTAGCCGTTATGAGAAAGCGTGATTACCACCGCAGACGGGACTGTATTAAGGTCTAGTTTCATCTTCGTGATCCTTTAAATGCTGTGGCTATTGAGCTAATCAAATGCCAAAGAGGTTGTCGGAGTGGAGCGTCTCGACTGCAAGACAGACAACCTCGTCATGCGTCATACCCGACGCCTTCATAAGCTCTGCGATGGCTCGCATGTGGCGGCCCGTTACATTGGCCGTGAGCAGTTGGGGCTGATTGTCCGCGTGCGCGGCGCGGCGCTGGCGAATTTCATTAAGCGCTTGCATGTCTTCGTCTGAAAGTTCAACTAAAGCCATGGTTTGGGCTCCTCTTGGGGGGGGG